TATTGCGAATAATCCGCTTGTGGGTATTATATCTGGCTCTGGTATTCAGACATCTAATCTTCAATGCTCTATGGCTCAGCAATTCGATTTTATGGGTCATTCAATACCGTTTAATTTTTCGATCTGTGAGTATCAGACAGCTTTTGATAGTTTTGGGGTGCTGCTTCTGAGTCTTTCGACGTTGGGGGCTTTAATGTATTTATTCAGGAGAGGAGAATAAAATTATGGCGATAATATCGGCTTTATGGGGTTGGTTGGCTGGTGCTGTGGGGTCGCTCCTGAGCGATGGTCTAGTTCGTTGGCTGGCGTTCAAAGTTATCATTACAGCGTTATTTGTTACGATTCTCCCGGTTATCCTGAACAATGCGTTTTATTATTTGCTCGATGCGATTTTTTCGAGTGCTGGCACTCAACTTCAAGGGGCTGCGGGTGCTATTTCCGGGGGGCAATCTGTTGTAATTCAATTAACCGGGATGGTCGCTTGGGCTGCGGTTCATTGCAGCTTAGTATCTGCGGTATCCGTTTGGATCTCCATTATAGCAATAAAATATACTTTGGGTCTTGTCCCGTTTGTGAGGTTGTAAAATGTCGATCTATATTGTTGAAGGTGCGCCGGGGTCTGGAAAAAGCTATTTTCTTGTTCGATGGATCGCAGAAAATTACTTTTCTTGGAATAAGGATTATATGGAGTATCAGCCTAATCGTGAAAGCTCAGTGCATGTCTATACAAATCTGGCTGGTTTGAAATTGCCTTTTGTTCATGATCTGAAGTCGGCTATTGCTTCATCTCCTGAACGAAAATATTCTATCGACGGAGTGGAATTTGTATGTCGTGCTGGGAGTCGTGAGGCGTTTTTTTGTAAGATCAACAGCGATATAAACAACTCTATTCTGATTGTTGACGAGGCTCAGAGTGAAGAATTTTTTCCCCTTAAGTATAAAGAAGCCTCTGTAATTGATTTTTTCTCTTGGCATCGTCATCAAGGGTTAGAGATTTTTTTGTTGGTTCAGGACATTGCCTTATTATCGCCCCCTATTCGCAAGCTTGAAGAAAATTGTTGGGCTGCTGCGAAGCGATCTGTCCAGCTTGGAGGTTTCCGTTATAACAAAGTTATAGACGGAACTGTAGTGGCTCGGAAGTTCTTTCGGTATGACAAGCGAATTTTCAATCTTTACAACTCTGTCCAGGTTGATGCAAAGCATAACCGGGTCGGTTCTGTGTTGTACAAATACATTGCTTTGATTTTAGTTGGCTGTGTGTTCTTTGTTTTTGGTTGGAATTATTTTATGGGTATGTTTAAACCTAGGGATAAAACAGTAAAGAAAAGTAATGTTCAAGCTGTTGCGCCGGCGCGACAGAAAGAACCATTGCCGGTTTATATGCCTGTTATTGAAAAGAAAGAAGTTGAACGCCATGAAGTCAAGCGGACTGTCTTTTCAGAGGACCGAGTTAACGCAGTGGGAGCGGGACGGAGAAAAGACAGGGAGCCTAAATTGGAAGCTCGTCGTAAATCAGGTGTTATTCAGCTTTTTGATTCTGAGGGTAATCTTATTAGAGAGATTCAAAGTTTTGAAAAAGAGCGTTCTACTGAAACTCCCATCTTAAAAGGGGATAGTGGAAAAAATGATGTTTAATAATTGCCTGTATAGCGGAGCATTTTTTTATACAGGCTCCTTAGAAATTTTTTCCATGGGAGTACGTTGCAATTTTCGGATTAACCATTTAGAATGGGGGCCATGGGTAGGATGAAAAGTACAGAAGAAATTAAGTCTGGTCGTTTACAAATTCGTATTCGTCAGAGCGATAAGGAAGCCTTTGAGAAGCTTTGTTATGAGGGGGGTACTACGGTATCAGGCGAGGTTGAAAAATGGATTCTGCGACGTTTGGCGAAGCCTAAAAAGGGAAAAAAGGGGGTCAAGAATAAAAAAGCTTGACTTTTTAGCTAGGCTCTTGTATTTTAATCGGTAGTACGAAAATAAAAAAGCGCTATAGGTTTCCGGTCAAAGACACCTACAGCGCATGAGGTGAAATCATGGAAATTGTATCATGTTCTGGCCCGGATGTCCACCTTTGCAAAACCTGCCAGCATTTTTTTCCTTCTCTGTTCCTTGATTGTATCGAAAAACGCCAGCTTGTAGCGTGTACGGGTGTAAATACGGAGGCTGTCGGTGCGCCTTTTGGGGGCGCACCTGATATCTTGATACTATTGCCTATAACTAACACACAGGGCAAGGTATGAAGTATAAAGTCTTTTATAACAACAAGTCTGGAGAATGTTGTCATGTTCCTGCTGGTCGGTATGGTACTTTCCTTCTTTCAATCCGAAAGGCTGTTCAGTTTGTGCGGTACTCTTTCCCTAAATATTATTGCTGTCATCTAACACTGACGCAAGCTGACGTTAATAATACTCTTGGGTATGAGCATTTAAACAGGGTTATGAAGATGGTCAATGCTCATATGAAACGGGTCGATTCTGAGTGGAAATACATTGCAGTGAAGGAGTACAACTCGGAAGGAGTCAGACAGGAAACGGGAAATCTGCATTATCACGTCTTAATTTTCTATTCAAAAGCCTATGCTATGCCTTCGGTTCAGCGGGTTGTTAAGTCTTGGGGGCTTGGGTTCTGCAAAATAACGGCTCCAAAAGTGCGCTGTAAGCTCGGAAAAATAACGTCATACCTTGGGAAGTATCTCGGCAAGGGGTATGAGTTCGAGGCTTTAAATAAGGATAAAAAAAGCTTCACTGCGTCGCAGATTCCATCATGTTATAAGCTCTCTGCTGTTCGTCTTAAAGAATTACGGGATAAGATCGGATTGAACATTGCGGAGAAGTACAAGTGTACTTTTACAAAAGTCGTTTGGACAAATTACCGGGGTGAAAAAATAATCGTTGCTCGTTGGATATCTGACTGGGTGTGTCTTGGTCTGGAAGCGGAGCCGTTTTAATATGGTGCGCTGTCCATGTTCGTTAATATTTTAGAAAGGGGGTTTTAAGTCGTGGAATCAAAAACAGGTGTTAAAGTCTGTGAGAAGCAAAAGAAGTTTTTTGGCTGTATTTATTACAAGGACGCGCGGGTCACGGGCGTTGGGTCGCAAAAAGAAAAGGGGCCGGACGGTAAAGAGACTGGTTTGTTGAAGCCGATCTTTGAGGTAGAGGTAGGAAAATCAGGTTCTGGTATGCCTATCAGGGAAGTTATCGAGGGCAACGGAGTGAAAGAAGGTGAAGTAATTCCGCTGCTGTGCGTTAATTTGAATGTGGGCGTTACAGAGAAGGGCAAGCTCTATGCCTTCTTGAAAAAGGTCGAGGTCAAGAAATGACGCCGGGAGACTGGCAGGTTGTATTAAATTCGTTCGCCGGTATAACGCTGGGGGTGGTGTTAGCTCTCAGCGTTATATCTACGATGTAAGGGGGTCGTCTCGATGTTTGGAGAGGGCGGCGTATGGGTCTTGAATATAATTCAACTAACCGGTGTTCCTCAGATTGATGCGTATTTTACTTTAATCTGGATGGGGCTTTTGTGTTCGGTTGGTATAGCGTTGCCACTGAGGTTATTTAATAAAACATGATTGATTTACAGGCCGGGACGGTTACTCTTAATACGGGCGTTTATGTTGTTACGTTTGGAATACTCGTAACCTATTTTGCAGTAAATACGGGTATTCGATGGGCTGTGCGCCTTTGGCGTGAGCATAGCAGGGGGTAGACCTGTTCAGTAAAATTCGATAGAAAGGGGGTGACATCAAATGAAGGAATCAATGAAGGACAAAGTTAAGAGGTACGGAAAGAAGGCGGTAGCTGTCGGGGCGGGCGTTATGTCTGCTGCTGCTCCTGCTCTTGCAACTGGTACTGATTACAGCACAGGCGTTACGGTTGATACTACCACGCTCGGTGGTAGCGCAACAATCCTGATAACTGCGCTGGCTATCGTTGCCGGAATCGGGCTGGCTCTTAAACTCTGGAGAGGCAGGGCGTAAGAATCAGTACACTTTACACTTAGAGAGGGGGGTCTTGATGACTCCCTCTTTTTTTTTGGGGGTGAAATGAGAAAAACAATAAATTTATTAAAACTGCTAATCGGTCATGAGGTGATGGTATGAGGGGAAAACGATTATTGAGTGTTGTTCTGGTGGTAGTTTTGTTGCTGGGTGCTTTTGTTCAGGCTGACGCTAATCCTATTATTTTGGGTATGGCTTTAGAGGAAGCTATTTTAGCGGGGACGGTGATTGTTGCGGGTGCTATTATGATTGCTCAGAAATGGCGTGATTCTGAGGTTAAGGATACGGCTAAAACTACGGCTAGTAATACATTGAATGGGAATACTACCAGTTTGGCATATGATAGGGGCACTGGTGTTCCATCAAATGAGCGTTATGTTTCTGTTCCTCTTACAAAGACTAAGGATGCTGTTGAGGGGTATTTATCAACTAAGGGCAGTGTTTCTGGTACTCCTGCAAGTGGTTGGGCTACGGGAGTGACTGACAGCATATTGAGTCCCGATAATTGTTACTATGGACAGCAATATCCATGTCGCGAATACAGAAATGCTGTTCCTGCTAATTCTATGGCTTGCGCTTGGACTTTGACAAATCCTGACGGGTCGCTTACAACTCCAGTTCGTTATGCATCTACGGCAGATAGAGTAATTTATTACGCTGGTGGTAAAAAAACATGGGTTGAATTGTTACAGGGGTGTAATCAAGATCAAAAAAACGCATATAGAACTAGCACATTAGGAGATATGGCTGCAAGTGACCGTAAGACATGGGGTGCTATGGAAGCAATCGGTAAAGATTTATCTACCGGGACCCCGACTGTTGGGAGTTCTGCTCCTGCTAATTCCAAGGTTATCCCGGTAGTTGGTAACGGTGATGTGAAGGAAACAACTCAATCCAGTGACTTATCAGATTTTTTTGCGTCGTCTAATGCGTCGTCTGCTGGGTCGGGTGCGTACAGTGGCCCTTCTGCATCTGATATTGGGGTTGCTGTGGGTGCTGCGGTTCCCACTGCTGGACAAATAGGGGCTGCTGTGGGTGCTGCGGTTCCCACTGCTGGTCAAATTGGTTCTGCGGTCGCTGAAGGGATGAATAATAGCGTAGCGACGCCGAATGTTGCTACACCTAGCGTTAATACGTATGACAGTTCTGTGAGTACTCCTGCGTCACAAAGTATTACAACTCGAATCGGTTCTTT